CTGCGTAACTCATACGTTTAAAGCCCTTGAATGTGATCAAGTAGTCAGCAATTGTATCTTTGCCGCTACCTATAAAACCTGAGACTCCTATAATCATGGTAACTCTCTTTCAAATAGAAAGATTATTGTACATTGAAAAATATAGTTTGTCAATCAAATATTTTTCCTATTTAAAAAAATTAATAACTTTGTCATGTAATGAATCATAAGGTCTAGTCCAGAATAGTTCACGATTGTGTACCAAAATATCTCTGTCTTTTTTATATAATTCATGTAGTTCATCGATTGAGAGATCAAGTAGTTTTTTGGCTGAGTTGGCATATGAGTCGAAACGCTCGTCAGTATTAGGTAGCGTGTCGTAACTATAATCTATCCAATCTGGAAGTTTAAATCCATATGATCGTATGTCATCTACTAAGCCCATATAACCGAATGGCAATATAAAATGCCCCTTGATTAATGGATCCCAAGTTTTCTCTGTTATGGATCTGTACTTTATTGTCTCTTCAAAAAGGTTCTCATTACCAGTGATCGTCTCACAGTACATACTAAAATATGTACCTTGATAATAATGATTGGCGATAGGATACCATCCGCCATTGTTCAAGAATCGATCAGCATGAGGATTATCTGTTTCTAATATTAACCCTTTTGAGAAGTCACTATAGTGACCATCATTTGGATACATGTCTATCAATTCTTTTAATTTTTTTCTGAACTTAAATCTAGGGTGATCAAACGTTTGATATATCCTATTGGGGCACAAATATTTTCGTATCGAATTAGTCTTCTTATCCGTTATCTTTTCTATAGGTCTTAATTCAAAATTCTTGATATTAGCACCTGTTACATACAATCGTTCTCTAAGGTTGATTCTATTATAATCTGTGAAATATATCTTTTGTCTATTCCACAAAAAATCATAACTTATCTCTGTATCTAGGGCAAAGTTAGTATGTACTATAGCAAACTCATTGGGTATTTCTTGTTGTAATATTTTTCTAGCAAATAGAAAATAGTTTCTATCAGGAAAGCAATGATCTATGTGAAAAATATGTAATATTAAAAGTTTCTGATGTGGACTTAGATTCAAGTCTTTGATTTGTTGAACTTTGTCATATATTTGATCTTGACCAAATATATCATGACCATGGATAGCGATTATATCTGCATCTTTTATATTGCTAGTATGTTTAAAATCATTTGACTCTATATCAAACTGCAGGAAGTTTTTATAATAACATCCTATAACCTTATCAGAACTATGCGGGAATCCTGTACCTGGATTGTAAATTTTCAACATACGGTCGTGACTAATATTAACCTTGTATCCAAGTCAATGGTTGGCTGTAATCTTGATACTTGCGCAGGTCTTCTAATAGTCTTTCTTGATCTGCTTTACCTTCTGCTTTCATAGCAGTACCGTTCAGGCTAGTACCACCGCCCGGTCCTGCGATAGTACCAAACTTCTCACGGGCTTCGCCTATGATCACTTTGAGTTGTGCTAAGATAAAATCTGCTAGCCAGATACCTGCGCCCGGATCTTGCAATATCTCAGTCTCAGGTCTAGTCATATCTGCCCAGATCAACACACGCTCACCTGTGCCCTTGAAGTCGCGCACAGTACGCAATACTTTAGTGACAGGGTTAAAAGTATAAGTGACATAACCACCAAACATACGTGCCGCTAATTCTACATAACCAGCATAGAAATCATATGTAGCCATGCCACCTGTGTAGTTATAGTTCAATAGGTAAGTGTTAAGAATAGCACTACTGAATGGGTCAAAACTTGTGCTTGAAGGGCCTGTCTCAAGACCAACTGTTCTACGGAAGATAGCACGAACGTTGATGAACTCACTAGGAAGTGTATATGTATCAACGTTCTTGATGATAGTCATCAAGGTGTAACCTTCTTGCGTAGAATTCTGCGCACGTTGGCGATACACTTTGATAGCATAATCATATGCTGCCTCATAATGTTGCGGATCTAATTCTAGATCAATGATGTCACCACCTAAGCGTAACCTTAGGTTGTCAAACATCGCATCTTTTAGTTGCTGTAAATTAGCGTTAGTAGGGGTTGATAGTGGATCCGCAGCCATGTTATATTCCGATTAATAGTTGTATTTATCGGAATCTCAACTATAACTAAAAAGGCTGTTGAACACCGGAGCGATATTTGCCATGTTGATGAAACGCTTCATACCCCGATGGTCGATACGGAATGCGTAACTTGAACCATCCTTGTACTCTAAAAATGCCAATCTATCATCACCCTTAATAGTGTAATCCTTGAGAATATCACCATTACTTATTAGATGAAAAATTCTAAGTTTACTTCTAGCATCTTCATATGAACGCTCAAGTTCCCTGTCAATGTCAGGATCATCACGGAAATGTATGACGACCTGTTCAGATACTTTTCCTGTTTTTGTATCAATAGTGACTCTGAACTGACTTTGTAATTTTTGTCTAAAACTAGTGTCTTTCCATGATGTATTCAGGATATCATCATGTGTCATTGTGCCCACAGTATGAGGAGAATCAGTAGAACTTTTTCTAGTTTTGATTTCTAACTGTAAGTCAGGTAAGTCGATGACACCTGAAGATACTTCAAATCCCTGTCTAATCAATTCTTGTTCAACTGCCCTTCCCATGCTACCATCATTACAATTTTTAGCATAAGGAAAATACAGTTGACTAAGATCAACTTTTAGCGTTTTGACACGTATAGTCACAAATCACCTGCTTTCCGATTCTCACTATGATAAACATCAAAGTGTCCGCCCGGGTATCGTGCTTCCAGTTTCTTGACGTTCTCAGCGACAACATCGTTAGGGTCGAGATTCAATGCGCGACATGCGTTAACCCAATACCACATGATATCACCTAGTTCACGCTTCATGTGAAAATGTGTTTCTTCATTGAGGGGCTTGCCCTGAAACACAATCTTCTTTACGATTTCTTGAAACTCACCTGTCTCGCTACCAAGACCGATAGCACCACAAAGCAATAGTGGTACATTGATATCTGGACCATGAACATACTCACCGTTCGGACCATATGCTTCGTAATTGCCATCGATTCTGTCTAACACATTCATAAACGTAGTAAGATCATTACTTTGTTTACTAGTAACTGCTTCAACAAATTCCATATACTTGTTTAAATCTACATTATTCATACTAACTCCTTGAACATTTTTTTTCTACCTTCTTCACCTAGGATACTATCAAATATCTCTTTAGTACGTTGCATCATTGCACATGCCAACATTAGTTGATCATTGGCGTTCTCTGTTGACAATATAGCAGTATCTATGATTGTCATCATAGTTTCCATTCTTTTACCTAACGGATCAAATGATTCTTCCATTAGAATGCCTTTAGGATAATCATGTTTTCATTGAATCGACCGTTAGGTGTAGTCGATACAGCCTTGATGTCTTTGAAGTACTTACGTGCCGCGGGCTTACTTCCCATGACTTCTTTGATTTGCACTTCGGGCTTACGTAGTGTCTTAGTCTCAGAATTCTTAGTGCAGAACCCGATAACACTGTTACCTTTGACAGTCAAACTCTTGCCATATTCATCAGCAACTAAGTGAATCAACTTACGCTTCTTAGTATCATAGACCCAAGCCTCAGCACAACCATGCAACTTTGTAGATGGTACACTGACCAACTCAAGTTTCTCAAGTTTGAATGTCTTGAGATACTTGAGGCTACGCACAATCTTTTCGACCGGCACTGCTTTCTTAGCACGTGGCTTTCGCCCTGCCTTTTTAATATTGACGTATGAATTGAGGTCAGAGATAACCTTCTCAATCACGCCGATTATGTTGCGAACCTGTACCTTACCTAAATGTGAATATGCTTCGTTCAACTGCTCATCTTTACCTGCTTGCAACTCGGTATACTCATCCAGTTTACGTTGCCAAGCACTAGTCAAAATATTGATATGTTGCGGCAACACATTGTATTGTGTCAACACACTGACCGGATTGATGTTGCTTTCTTTCTTGCAACCACCTAGAATATATTCATCCCACTGCCCCTCAAGTTCTCCACCTGCTTCTAGAGCCTTCTCACGCATACGCTCTTGGATGTTCGGCTTGATGACCACAGTAGTAGTTACCTGTTCTGCTACTACCTCTTCCTTATCTTCCGTCAACAAACGTTCGATTTCTGAGGACAGTTTATTGATCGTATTCTCATCGTTGTATCCGCGCAACACGCATCGTGCCACGAATCCATAAGTAGTAGTCACATTGCTATCGCTTACGCGGCGAAATGCTTTTGCTTCAGTAATCTTGCCTGTAAAGTCAAGATATTGAGCAATAAATTCTTTAGCATCCTTCTTATCGTAGAAGTGATGATACCATGTTAGTGCTTCACCCAAACTATGTTTAGCGTTTTCTACACTAAAATCGGGTTCGGGTCCAAAATACTTAGCGTCTGCATCCCTGGGATTCAAGGGCTTGATTTCATGCGTTTTAGTCTTGACCATAGTAGTCTCCAATGCTATTATCAATTTACTTATTCTATCACCCTGTCTGATAAAAGTCAAGCCCTTTGTAAGTCATTGATTCTAAACGACTAAATACTGTATGCCCAAATTATCGCTATATCACCCAACGAAAACTAACGATTATAAATTCTTCGACAGGACGATTTCGGAGCAACTTACTGTGGGTGGAACTGACCTTTATATCCACAAATATATGGGCCCGTCTGCACAGACACCAAGTGCAGACTACACTCAACCGCAGTATGTCAGTCCTGATCCTACACAGATACAAGACTTATTGTTCTTAGAAAACCGCGATAGGGTTTATGATCCAAATATCTATAGATTGCGTGGACATTATAGCGTACAGAATCTAGACTTTGATTTAAGTCAGTTTGGATTATTCTTAAACAATGACATCATCTTTATTGCCGTTCATTATAACGACATGATCGATATCATTGGTCGTAAACTAATGGTAGGTGACGTATTAGAATTACCTCACTTACTAGATTACAACCCATTAAAAGAATCAATACCGGTAGCATTGAAGCGTTTCTATAGCATCACCGATGCTAACTTTGCTAGCGAAGGTTTCAGTCAAACTTGGTATCCACACTTATGGCGTATCAAGTGTGAGCCATTAGTAGATAGTGAAGAATTTAGCAATATACTCAAAGAGCCAATCAACAAAGACAATTATCTTGGTGATTGGGATCCTACTAAAGTATATCCGCCTGGTTATGTAATAAGTTATGGTGACAAGAACTACATCAGTAAGATAGAAGTTCCTGTAGGAATATATCCCCCAAATGAAACATATTGGGAATTAGATCCTAATCAGAATCTCAAAGATATCTTATCAACATATAACAAGAATCTTGATGTTAATAATGCGCAACTTGAAGAAGCAAAACGTATAGTACCTAAAGCAGGTTACAACAACAAAGACCTATATGTCGTTCCAACATATGGAATATATGAAAGCAACAACACATTATCAGGCAAACTGAATCAGCCGGCGCCACCTATCAATGTTGTGACATATAGTGGTGGAGCACCTAACACAGGTTCTTATGGTACTGTAGTCTACATGCGCAATCCTAAATATAAGAATCCTAGCGCAGGTATCAAAGTCAGTAAAGAATTATTGAAGAGCATATGGGATATGACTGCTGACATGGATTTCACTAAGATGGATATCCATGTACAAACAAATATGGAAGTCATGGAAAGTGCTCCTGCAGTCCTCAAAGAAGGTAGTGGTTCAAGATCGCTAGAAGGTAATAAAGTATTATCTGTCATGTCACTTGGTCCAGTTACTGGTCCATATGGTACTGCTGACAATACATATGCTACTGCTGACGCAGATCCAACTCAACCAGGATTTACTGGTACTATCAGTACACAAATGGATTGGCGTGCAGACTGCGATCCTGCATATCAGTATATCAGTCGCGCAAGTCCAAGAAGTTTCGGTTATGAAGCAGGTTATCTATCAGGAGATGGTACTGCCCCTAACGGTTATCCAAGTGGCGCAGGCATTGCGTTCCCGCAAAATCCTCAAGTAGGTGATTACTTCTTGCGCATCGATTATATGCCGCAGATATTATATCGTTGGGACGGAAAATTGTGGATTCGTATATCAACTAATGTACGTACAGACACTGGATTCACAGCGGACGACCAAGCACAGAAGTCTCAATTCATCAATAATGAAGCAGAGATATATAACAACAATACAGGTAACTTGATACCATCAGCACAACCATTATCAAGTATATTACAGTTAGCACCGGACAACTTACCCCCATTACCATAAGAGTAACACATGGCACAATTTTTTTACGACAATCAGATACGCAGATTTTTATTACAGTTCGCTAAGATTTTCAGCAACTGGTATGTGACTAAAGGCAAAGACCCTAACGGCAACGATATACTTGTACGTGTGCCGGTAATGTATGGAGATCAAAGTAGATTAGTTTCAACTGCAATCGCTAACAATAGTGCAAGCACACTACCGAGTGCACCTATCATAACCTATTGGATAACTGGATTAGAATATAATCAAAGTTGGATGCAGAATCCTACATACATTGAAAAGGTCAATGTGAGACAACGT